CGAAGCAGACCGCGCGATTTATCTCGACACCGCAGATTTTGGCGTAACCGTGACCAAAGCAGACGCAACCACTTTTTCAGGAATTTGGGATTTGCGATTTACCTTGATTCAACCAAATGGATTAACCATTGGCTTGGAATCAGCCGAACCTCGACTGATGGCCAGAACTTCTGACGTTTCAAGCCTAGCGCATGGTGACGCCTTAACCATTCAGTCAATTGGGTATGTGGTGCGAGGCATTGAGCCGGACAATTTGGGAATGACGACTCTAGTCATGGAAAGAAGCTGATGGCTCACGCTCGTCAAACGATTCGAGAAGCGGTGGCTACCACACTCACCGGACTAGCGACCACAGCCAGCCGAGTTTATCAAACGAGGTTTCATAGGCTGGCCCAGACAGATTTGCCATGCCTGCTGATCTACACACTCGCAGAAACCGTTGAGCGATCTGCGATGACGGATGGAAAGAGCCTAGTCAGAAATCTTAATCTAAGAGTCGAAGGGGTAGCAGAGGCAACCAGTAATCTCGACGACAATTTGGACAATATCGGAGCAGAAGTCGAAGCGGCTCTCAACGAAACAAGTCCAGCGAGTGTCGAAGAATTAGTCTTACAGAATGTTGAAATCAACATTTCAACAGAAGGCGAAAAACCTGTTGGAATGATTGCGATGGATTACTTGATTACCTATCGCCAGACGAGCGGAACACCGAGCGAAATTCTATGAAAATCATTAGAGGTAGAGAAAAGAAAGTTATTGAAGAGTCGCAATTTCAAGAGTTTAAGGCGGACGGATGGAAAGCCTTAAAGCCGGAAGAATCACCGGCAATTTCTAACAGCCTACAAGGAGAATCCAAATGGCAGTTACAAAGGGAAGTGCCGGAGTCATCAAATCCGGTGCAACAACAATCGGAGAAGTCAAAAGCTACTCAATCGACCAAACAGCCAACACGATAGATACCACGCAACTAAGCGATTCAGCACAGACATTTGTTGCTGGCCTGACTTCATTTTCTGGCAGTTGCGATGTTTTCTGGGACCCAGACGATACTGGGCAAAGTTCAGTGGGCGTAGGTTCTAGTGTCACGCTGAATCTTTATCCAGAAGGAACCGCAACGAGTTCAACCTACTATTCCGGCTCTGTTGTGATTACCGGAGTGTCTCGAAGTGGTGCGATTGACGGAACTGTTGACGCAACAATCAGCTTCCAAGGAAGCGGTGCATTGGCAGAAACCACAGCATAACAATAAATGACTGATATTTTATCACGAGCAAAAGCTCACTATCGCGATAGGCTCTCAGCGCCTTTACAATATGTTGAGGTTCCTGAGTGGCCTGATGAAAAAGGCGATCCTACGAAAATCTACTATCGCTCTTCAATGACGTTGTCAGAGCAACAGGAGATTCTGGCTTTAAATCAGGCTGGCAAAGTGGGTGAAGCCTTGATTGCAACTTTGATTGCAAAAGCGCTCGACGAAGACGGAAAAAAACTCTTCAAGCTGGTCAATCGTCAAGAATTCATGCGGCAAGTCGATTCTGAAGTTATTGCTCAGATTGTCAGTCAAATGAATCAGGACGAGGGACTGACGGATGAGGAGATTGAAAAAAACTGAGGGAGTCACCTGACCTTTTTATTGCTTTTCAGCTTGCTGAAACACTGCATCAACCAATTCGGGAAGTCATGAGTTGGACGGTGGATGAGATTAGAGGTTGGGTGGCTTATTTTACGATTCAGGCAGAAAAGCGAAAATCTAAGTAATGGCGAACAACACAACCATAACCATCAGCGCAGTTGATAAAACGCAGGCAGCGTTCAACAGCGTTGATCGTTCGCTAAAAAAACTTCAAAGCACTTCATCCGCAGTCGCTCGCTCAGTGGGTGGCCTGACAACTGCGCTTAATGCTGCGATTGCCGCTTTTGCCATTGACAAACTAATAAAGTTTTCAGATGCAGCGGCAAACATTGATTCTCGCCTCAAGCTAGTCACCTCTTCAACGCAGGAACTCACCAGAGCGCAATCCGCATTATTCAAAATCGCCCAATCCACCGGAAACTCGTTCGAGTCAACGGTTGATCTTTACTCTCGCCTCGCCCGTGCTACTGCTTCACTAGGCACTACGAATACTGACTTAGAACAAGTCACAAAAGCCCTTTCTCAAGCAATCACAATTTCCGGCTCATCCGCTGCGAGCGCTGAAGCCGCGATGATTCAGCTTGGGCAAGGTTTCGCGGCTGGTGCATTGCGTGGTGAAGAGTTGAATTCTGTTTTAGAACAAACGCCAAGAGTTGCGCGAGCGATTGCGGACGGTTTAGGCATTACGGTTGGACAGCTCAAAGAATACGGAAAAGAAGGCAAGCTTACGGCTGAAGCCGTATTAAATGCGCTGAAATCACAAAGTGACGTACTAGAGCAGGAGTTTGGCAAAACGAACCAGACGATTGCTCAAAGCTTTACCATTGTTTCAAATTCCGCTGTTCGATTGGCTGGAGTGATTAACGAAGTCACAGGCGCGAACTCTTCTCTAGGTGGCGTTCTGCGTGATGTGGCTTCAGCGCTGGATGAAATTCTTAGAGCAGACATTGCCTTTTATTTCGAAAATCTTTCGGCAATCGTCAAAGCGCTGATTGCGCCTTTTGCGAATGTAATCGACAAGATTGGCGAAATGATAGGCGAAGGCGATTCAGTGATTGGATTCGCCAAGGTCTTTGCCGCAGTGCGGTTAGCGGTTGAGTTGCTTTCTGCTTCGCTGATTTTCCTCACAGATTTGATTTCTGGTTCTGTGATTGGGGTAGCTTTCCGAGCTCTTCAGGTGACGTTCAAAACGATTGTTTTGGACATTACGAACCTGATTGACAAGGTAATGCTGTTGGATGACGTTTTGAGTGTCGCAGCAGCAGCAGCACAAACCTATAACCCATTTGCTGATGATGACGAGGCAGCCCAAGGACTGATTCAAGCCCAGAAAAATTTAGCCTCTGAATCTGACAAGGTCTATCAAAGCTATCTACAGCAGAAGAACGCAATTTCTGAAATTGACATTATTGGAAAATCAACCGTTCAGAACGCAAAAGACGTATTCGCGCAAGGCAAAAAGAACATTCAGCAAGCCTTTGATAATTACACCAATGGCGTCAAAGCCTATGACATTGCAAGAAAACAGGAAAAGGTTGAGAGAGCGAAAGCCGAAAGCCTTCTCAATCAAAGTTCAGCACTCAAAGACCAAAAGAAAACCAATCTAGAAAACACCAAGGCGCTGAAAGAACAGGAAGCTCTGGCACTCGCCAAACAAAAATTAGTTGAACTTGCGGCTTACGAAAAAATCAAAAAGGAAGTCGAAGAAATCACTCGCCAGTTAGAAATTCAGGAACAAGTCGAACTCGCCCAGGAAGCACTAAAAAGAGCAGCCGCAGAAGAAAAGTCTCTGGCTCTTTTAGAAAAACAATCCAAGGTTGCGCTCAAGATTGTTGAAGCCCAAAAAGAAGCAAATAAAACGATCAGCGAGAGAATTCAGGAAGGCGCAAAAGGATTAGTTGCCAATGACACCTTCCAGCAAGTCACTGGCGCGGCTGGGGCTTCCGGTTCAAGGGCCGCAAATATTGCACAAATCACAGCACAAAAAGGGGTTGAACAAGGATTACTGGCGTTGGTGCTTTCCAATGAAAAAGTTCAGGAAGCCTTAACCAAAGTCTTTGACGCAATCTTTGCGCTGATCGACCCAATCATTGATTCATTAGTGCCAGTGATTGACGCCTTGATTCCCGTCATTGACGCAATCCGTCCCTTATTTGAGAAGCTGATTCCTGCCGTTGAAATCACTGCTGAACTGCTCGCTAAACTCATCAAACTGATTGGGCCACTTTTGACGCTGATTGTAAAACTGGTTGAAGCCTTCGAGGCACTTTACAGCATTCTTGTTTCGCTGACGGAGTTTGCCATCGACAGCATGGTCAAAGTGATTGAGCGTCTACCTCAAATGATTTTCGATTCAATCACTGGAGCCTTTACTGAGTTGCCTAATGCAATCGCAACCGCAATTAAAGACGTTTTGCCAGACTTTGGCAGCCAACTGACCGGAGGAGACAATTCAGTAATTGGCAAGGCGGTTGGTTTTGTTTCAGGTGGCGTTTCCTCTGTTGCTTCTGCTTTGGGCTTTAAGCAAGGCGGACTGATTCCGAAGGCGGAAGCCGGAATGCTTGTTGGTGCATCTCATTCGCGAGGTGGACAGCTTATTAACGCAGAAGGTGGCGAGTATATCTTTTCTCGAAAGGCAGTTCAAAGCTTGGGTGCAGGCCGCTTGAACGAGTTAAACAATGGCGTTGATCGCAATAATATCGTTGTGAACATTTACGACGAAACCGGAAAGCGAATCCGAGAATATGATTCAGCGATACGAGTAGAAATCAAAGAGCGAGCGGCCCGAAACAATCAATTTCCAGCAGTGGCCTAATGTCTTTTCAAGTAGACATGGATTTGACTTCTTCGCCTTTCACAGACGCAGTCTACTATGTTTCAGATACGCCAAGCACTTGGAAAAATGACAGATTTTATCAGCCTTATATTATCTCGCCACCATTCATAGAGTTGGGCGATTATGACGCTGGCTGGTTGAGCGTCAACGTTGGCAATCTGCAACTAGTCAATCGGCCCAATGATTCTTCTCATCCGTTTTCTGGCGCAAACTACACGGCTCTGCTTAGTTCACCAGCTACGGCAATTCCGGTAATTTTACGATACAACGGCAAGCAGTTACTTGATGGCACAGCCATTCTAAACAACCTAACGCCAGAGTCTCTCAGCTTTCAGTTAGAAGCGAAGGTTCAACGAACCAATCTGTTGCGGTTGATTGTTGCCGAAACCAGCTCAAAGGCTGAACTCATTGAACTGAAAGACAATGGCGCTGGAAAAATCAGAATTACCACCGCAGCTTTACACAATTTTGGATTGGGCGAACAAGCATTCTTTCAAGGCATGTCGATTGTGGGCGCAGAGTTGGAATACAACCCCAGTGACACCGGAACTCAATTCACAATCACTGACGTCACAGACACCACTTTTGACATAAACGTTGACGTTTCCACAATTACCTACACCAACCCAAGCAGCGGAAATTATTCTTTTGATTCCGGAACGGAACTAACAGCAACAGAAACTTTTTCGATTTCTCAAAGTCTGGAATCTACCTGCACGATCTCATCAGGAATCACGATTACTGTTGCTCAGTCCGTCATTTTGGCAATCCAAGGGGAAGCACAACTACCGCAGACGTATTCGGTCAGCAGTGGAAACACAATTACAATTGTTTTTGGCTCAACCGTATCAGTCACCGGGATCAATGCGTATGACATAGGCAACGCCTCAGCCACAGACACCCAATTACCTTTTGCTTTTGGAACAGTCACCCTTCAAGAACCTGTGCCGATTCTGAACGCTGGAAAAACTCAGGTTGGAAATCCTAACCTGAGAACTACAAGTGCTTCTGTGCAAGATGACGGACAAGACGAAGTGCTGAATGCTTCGCTGAGTTATGACTTCTACACTGTCCCAGATGGGGAAGTTCCAAGGTTTACTTTGCAGTCTGGTAGCGTAGAAGGTGAGGCTTCTATTTCTGGAATCAGCATTCACTTTGACACAACGAATGGGGATGAAAACGCTTATGATTTTTTTGGTTGGTTAGCGCAATCAATCGGTTATAGCTACGATTCCAGCCTAGCGAGTAATGCAAATAACGACGATAGAAAAGTATCAATTTTTGAAACCAATCAACAAAGGATTCTAGATTTTGCCGATCAAGTTGCCAAAGCGCTGAACATGCAATTTTATCTAGATGACGAGAATGATATTTTGCATTTGATTGACCGCGAGAATGTCCCAGGTACAGCAAGCCTGACACTGGAGGATTACGAGATTCTAGCAAGCCAGATCGACTTGCCAGCGCCACTCTCAGGTTTGCTTTCTTCCAATAGTTACAACACCGCAGTTGGTTCAGGTTTGGGCGCAAACCCTTATAAGTTACTCAAGGTTGAAAGAGCCGTGAGAGTCGCAAATATTGATACTGGACGGGATGACACAATACGAACGTTTTCGCCTTCGATTGAAGTCGCGGCTGAAGTTCTAACAGATATTATTGCCGTAAAAAATAAGCCCAGATTGAGCGTAACCATTGACGGAATAAATCTCGACGTTCAGGCAGGCGAAAGAATCGACGTTAACAACAAAACCTTGGGCATTACTGGAAACATGATTGTTCGCAAGCGAGCTTGGGATTTTGTTAATGAGACAACTACTTTTTCAGGCGACTCGACTTTAACGCCTCTTTCAATATGAAGATTTTAACCGAATCCACTTATTCAAGTTCAAGCCTAACGAGCGGCAGCGCAGCCAGTGGGTTTGCTCTATCGAATATTGAAACAAACCAACCGCAAGAGCGCTTCAGTTCAACGAGCGCAAGTGTGACGATTCGCGTCAATGTTTCTGGTGCTAGCGATTCGTTTTTTCTGGATGGTTGGCATTTTGTCAGCGGCTCTTATTCATTGGATGGTGGCGCTGCCGTCAACTTTTCAGCGACTCAATTAGAAAACCGTTTTGAATTCAAACCGTGGGGTGTCAATCTCTCAAAACGCAGAAAGCCGATTTATGTTTCTGGATTATCGTTTTCGTCAACGCTGGATTTAACATTAAACACAGACAGAACGATCACTGCCGGCAAATTCATGGATCAGCAGTTAGAAGGGAACGCGATTGATGATTGGGAGTGCAATAATTTTGACGTTGCAACAGGAAATTTTCGAGATGCCAGCAACATTCGCGTCAATCTGATTGAACATGGTTATGTTTTTCCAAACACGGTTATTAAGCTGAGTGGAACAAATTATACTGTTGTTTCAATCGTTGGGGATGGCACAACGGATGGAGCTGTAAGAATAAGCGCAAATAGACCAGGAGCAAGCTTTACCGTTGAAGAATTAGCACCACCAATCAGCCTTGGAATATTAAGAGTTGGCAATTCAACAGACTTTGCGAATCCTCAGAGTTTAAACCGAAATTACGAAGATTTTAGCACAGTCAGAACCGGAACTTCTGGCTTTCGTCAAGTCACTAAAAGAGGGATCGCTCAAACCATCAATGCACAAGGCATTTACACGCAAGCACAGGCTGATGACTTAATCGGCATTGCGGCTGCGAAAAGAGGCGAACCTGTGCCCATTCAAATCACCGAATCGATGACAACGGAAAGAGATTTACAAGCAGTATTCGGAGGAATCACAATTCCAACAGATGCTTACGCAACCCCAACCGGAACCTATCGAAACCTTAACTTTTCAATCAGCGAAGTCTTATGAGTACGATCAAAGTTGACACCGTCAGGCCCGTCACGGCTGACGCCAGCCTAACGCTTCAAGGTGATAACAGTGGAACAGGCGTTTCTGGGATTACGATTGATTCCAGTGGTAACTCATCATTTAATAATAAAACCATTACGAATGCTGTACTTGGATCTGGAGTAACAGGACTTTTAATAAATGAGAATTCAATTACAGCAGCAACATCAGTTACTTACGGTGCTGGTGGGGGAACTCCTGTTAATTTTTTTGAAGTCACGCTCCCAGAGGCTATTATCAACACAGATTTTTCTAATACAAAAATTAGATTTATTTACAATTTTCGACTTTCTGGTACTGCCAGTAATCCAAGGGTTCGACTGGACTGTACTGGTGGCCTTACTCTTTCTGATGTTACGATGATAAGCTATACAAGTGCGGCATTATATGAAGGGGTCTATGAACCATTTAGTAATTTATCAGGTTTTTCGACAGGTAATGATTTAAAATTTACGTTTAGTCTCGCCAGAACTGCGGGTAATACGCTTTACATTAACAACTCAGGTAGTGCTTTTGAAAATTTAAGTTTTGTCGCCATCCAGCAAGTAAAAGTTTAAAGGTTTAAATGGATCTAAAAGAACAGATAAAAAAAGCAAATCCAAACGCAGAATTTTCAATTATTGGAAATTTTAAAACAAAAGAAGAATATTTAAGAAATTGTACTTTTGAAAGTGGTGAAAGACCTGAATTCGATCATTTAGTATTTTTGGCGACTGGTGGCACTAATGAAGGTTATAAATTAATAAAATACAAAACTGACAGAAAAAACAGCTATCCATCAATCGCAGAACAGTTAGACAACATTTTCCACAACGGGATTGATGCCTGGAAAGCCGATATACAAGCGATCAAAGACCAGTTTCCAAAACCGTAACGAAGGCCGAGCATATGCCAGCGGAACCCAACACAATGATTCAATTAGTCCAAGATTTAGGTTTTGGCATGGCTTCTCTTACTTTCAGCGGTTGGTTGATCGTGTTTCTTTTGCGAGGTTTTGAAAAGGAGCGTAATATTTGGCTAACTAAGGACTCTGAAAGCGATATTCGCGTCAGCGAGCTATTACGGGAAAATTCACAACTTCAACAGGCCACAACAGAAAAACTTGCGAACCTGCAAGCCGCGCAGTCTCAGCAGCTTTTAGCCGTACATGAGAAGCTCAACGTAACGCTAACCAACATGACGGTTGCGATTAGCGAACTAAGTCAAAAAATGGACAATCTAAAAAAATGAAACCGCTTCTCACAGGCTTTGCTATGCTGCTCTCAACGTCAGCACTGGCTTTGCCTGTTGAGTATAAAACGATTCATTTAGTTTCTTGGGCTTACCAGTGTTCTTTGCGACTCGCTCCCACCTACCAGCTTCAAGGCATGTCTTCAAATCTTGCCATGCAATCCGCCATTCAGTTGTGTTCTTGTGTCATTGACCATTACCGCGAAAATCATCGCTATGTAGATTTGCAACTTATGCCGTTACCTCAACGAGAAGCGTTTGGCGAGATGTACAGTCAAGAATGTATTGATTACCCAGAAAAGGAGACTTGATGGAATTTATTGACCATTCTCAGCATTTTTCGAGGGACGAGCTGAAGTGCAAATTTACTGGTGAATGCTCTATGTCGAGTTCATTTCTTACAAAGCTCGAAACATTGCGACAGCACTACGGCAAGCCAATCAGACTGACTTCAGCCTATCGCTCACTAGATCACCCAGTTGAAAAAGCAAAATGGAAAGACGGGAAACCCAAAAGCACGGGTTATCATAGTCTTGGAAGAGCCGCTGATTTAGCGGTTTGGAATGCAGACGGTGCGCGACTTCTTCAGATTGCTATTCAGATGAATCTTTTTGGCGGATACGGATTCAGTTTCACAGGTAGCCAAAGATTTCTACATTTAGATGACAGAGAAGATTTAATGATCTGGAGTTATTAATGGAAGGATTTTTAGAAATATTTAATTCTGTTATTGAGTCTGGTGGGGTAGAGTTAATTTTAACGGCAGCAGGTTTGCCAATGGCAGCGGCTGGAGTAGGAATTTATCGAAAAGTCAGGAAGGCAAAGAAGCTGAAAGAGGCAATCACTGGCGGATAGTCAAAACCGCCACTTAACGGAAGTGTGGCAAATCCTCTGGAGGTGGCTCCCCAAGCTGGACTCGAACCAGCGACCCAATGATTAACAGTCCGCTTTGGTCTTTCGGCTGTAGGCTAGACGAATACTAGGCTTGTTGGATTCTTTCAATTTTTTCTTGCCAGTGTTTTCGCCAGTGTTGCCTAACTTATTCACAAGGTCCACCTGTTGCAAATGGTCTGAATTCAAATAACTCATCGTTGTTTGAATTGATTCGTGACGAAGTAGCATTTGAACATGCACCGGATTCGCAGACTCACCGGAAAGCAACTCAGTCGCAACCGTACTTCTAAACGAGTGCAGCGGTTTCGCGTTTTGTATTCCTACCTTTAGAAGCGCCTTCCTCATGGATTTGGTCAAATCCCCAAGCGAACTATAAAGAGGTTTACCTCTGCCGTTGTCCAGCACATAACGCTCGCCTTGAATCTCCTGCGCCTGAATAAAATCTTGTAAATCATCAGCGATTGGGACGATTGCGTCTTTTCGACCTTTGACTTTCCAATCTCGCGTTGAGCGCAGTTCGATTCGATCTGGGTAAACATTATCCCAACGCAAGGCCAGCAGCTCGCCACCACGCATTCCAGTGAATCGCAAAAACCACCAAGCACGAAGCAGAACCAGAAACCGTCTTCGTCTGGTTTCGTTCCAGCCTTGTTCTAGGTGTTGCCGCAAATCTTCGAGTTGTTGAGCAGAAAATACAGCAGGCAAAGGTTTGGACGAGCGAACGCTTTTGACTTTGATTGCTGCCGGAATTTGGCCTTGCTCCCAAGACCAGTTAAGAATCGCTCGAACTGCTCTGAGATAACTGTTGCAGCTATGGTCATTCAGTCCAGCCTTTCTTAAAGCCAAGACGAACTTGTCAGTCAGTTGTGAGGTGTGAAGCCTTATACGATAATCCCCAACTATCTTTTGGTAGCGAAGCAATTGCTGCCGATATTTACCAACCGTTCGCTCGTCACG